GACGTTATCGGAGTAACAACACAAGCTTAAAATGAGTTACTATCCTTTGATTTCTATAATGCCAAAAGCTGCGGGGTTTGACCCAGACGCTCAAGCATTTATAACAGCGGCTGCAATTACTAACCCTACTCAACAAAGTGCGATTAATACTTTGGTAGTATCTTTAAAAGGTTATTCAATTTGGACTAAGTTCAAAGCTATTTATCCAATAGTAGGGGGCGTAGCTTCAAGTCATGCGGTTAACCTTAAGACACCAGGCACGTTTAATTTGACTTTTGCGGTTGGTTGGACTCATTCAGCAAATGGAATGACACCTTTAGTTACTTATGCAAATACAGCATTAATACCAAATACAACACTTACAATAAATTCAACGCATATAAGTTACTATTCAAGGACAAATGTAGCTGAGGGAGTTTATGATATAGGTACTCAAACAGCGGGAATTGATTATTTAGTATTAAATGCAAGAAATCCAGCAAACAATTTTAGAATTTTAGTTAATGATGGTGGTATTGGAGATTTTGCTAATTCAGATTCAAGAGGTTTATTTGTAGCAAATAGAACTGGTGCAATTGTTAGGAATAGTTTTGTAAATGGAGTTAAAAAACTTAATGACACACAGGTGTCTGCATCAAGGTCAACAAATGCTATTTATTTAGGAGCTTTAAATAATGCTGGTTCTGCTGCTGCATATTCAACAAAACAATGTGCCTTTAGTTCAATTGGTGACGGCTTAACAGATACGGATGCAGCTAATTTTTACACAGCCGTACAAACATTTCAAACAACTTTATCAAGACAAGTATAATGGAGGGTAGAATAGTAACAAACCAACAAGCGGAAGATTTACAAGGTGTATTTTTTGACTCAGATACTTTCTTTAATTTTGTACAGGATATTAACGATGTGTATTTTTTATTCTTAAGTGAACAAGATGCAGCGGATATTGCAGCAACTGAATACGCTTATTTATTAGATATACCTTTGAGTCCTTTCGAACCAAAACCAAACCCACCTTTTCCACCAATAGAAAACTAATGGCGATAACTTTAATAGCGCGACCGCAAGATATAACACCCGTTTACAACCCTGTTAAATGGATTGTAGATTCGAACGTAAAAAATTACGATGGGTTTCGATATGTCTTTAAAATAAAAGATTCATTAAGCAACGTAATTGCCGAATATAGACTTTTGCCAAATTATGGCACTGGCTACGGTGAACAAGATTTATCTAAGCTATTAAGTAATTATGTATCTTTTGACTTGGACACCACTTCAACAAGTTACTATGCGGCAAATAATTCATTTTACACTTATAAAATTGAATTAGGCGAAGAGTACACTACCCGAGTTAGTTACACGTCAAGTTTAGTGGATAGCTCTGGAAATGTTCGTATTAATGTTACAAATACTTTTGTAGCCGGTGACCGAATAAACATAAAACAAGCGGATAGCGGAACGGCAAACCCTTACATGGAAGGATTATTTACGGTTTTAAGTGCAACGGGTTCATATGTCGTTATCAATTCGCTTTGGTCACTTGTAACCGACCCGGTAATTGACGGTGTAATTACATACGCGGATAATAGAAAAACTTATTCGTTTAGCGCTGAATATACAAAGGCGGTTTTCAACGGCGTTTTCAGATGGTTGGATTTTCCAACTTATGATTATACTGATTTCAGTTTAACGGCAAACACAAAAAGATTACTTACAAACCAACCGACAACCTTTTATAGTACATTAGGTCAGGATATGTATTTGAACGCGTTAAATCCAAGCGGAACGCCTGACTATCTAATATTTAAAAACTCGGACGGTGAATATTTTTACAAATCAATTTCAGGAACTGAATTAGCTTATCAAATAGCGGTTGGACCAAACAATTACGGGGTGTTAATTCCAATAGGAGCGGCAACCCTGCCAATGATAAAAACGGATACAACATTCTATGAAGTTTATTACTCAAACGAAAACAGCGGAACACCCGCACAAAAGTCTTTAATTTATACAATTAACTTAGATACGAGGGTTCAAATTTCCGAATACCATTGTTTGTTTTTAGATAGGTTGGGTTCGTTTAATTCTTTTGCTTTTCAGCTTAAAAACTACGAACGAGGCGAAGTAACACGCGATGAGTATAATAAAGACGTTACAGGATTTATAAACACGGTTCCAACGGTTGACCAATGGAGTTACGGAACTATTGAAGATGGATTTAAGACTTTCAATATAAACGTAAAGAAAACAATTGATTTAAATACGAATTGGATGTCTGAGGAAATGAATCGATATTTCGAAGAACTTATAACGTCACCGCAAGTTTATCTTAAATTAGCATCTTATACAAATACCGAGAATTGGTTATATCCTGAAGATGAAAGCGGTTGCCCGTTAAGGATACCCGAGTCAACCGAATACCAACCCGTAATAGTTACAAACACTAATTACGAAATATTCCAACAAAGAAATAAAAACCTTATCAAACATTCAATCACCGTTCGTTTGGCAAACCAAGATAATATAAATGGTTAGAATACAATTAGAAACCGGATATTTAGATGTTAAAGAGGGAACAAACTTTCCGCTTAACTTTCAGGTTGGCGACATACGCGATTTAACGCAGCGTAAAGGCACTTTCTCGAAGAGTATAACACTAAGCGGTACAAAGAACAACAACACGCTTTTAAACAATTATTATGATATAAATATTAGTTCGGGTAATTTCGATATAAATAAATTAACTCGATGTTCGGTTCTTCAAAACGGTATTCCAATTGTTACAAACGCTTTACTTCAGTTAGTAAATGTTAAAAAAGTTCAATTAACCGATGCATACGAGCAAGGATTAGAATACGAGGTTTTGGTACGTGATTCTCAAGCGGAATTTTACACGGCAATTACAAACTTTGAATTAACGGATTTGGATTTCAGCGATTGCAACCATGATTTTGATATTACAGCGATAACGGATTCATGGAGCCACACTCAAAGCGACCATTATAAATATTTAATGCCGTATAATGACACGGCAAATTATACCGTTAACCATTTTAAACCGGCTATTTATGCAAAAAGTTACTTTGACCGTATATTTGCTAATTCTGGGTTTACTTATAATTGGACAAACTTTTCGGATTCACATTTTGATAAACTTTTAATTCCTTATAATGGCGATGTAAACAATTTTGATTATACGGATTACCGAGTAAATGCGTATGCAACCTATACAACAAATTACATTCAACCAAACATAGGATTTAACGCGGGTTTTTTACAAACATTAACAACATATACTGAAATACTTGACGTTCAAAACTTATTCAATCCGGCTACGGGTGTTTATGATATTCCATTCAACTCAAATGTAGACGAAGGACAAACGTATATTTTTAATTTAACTTATGATTACGAGATATTTTTAGATAATACAAGTGGCAGCACCGCTGAATTGTTGGGAACTGATTACAACGGAAACGATATTCCCGCTAAACAAATCTATAAATTAATTTTTCGAGTAATTAAAAACGGTGTTATTTCAGGTACTTATCTTCAGGCTACGGATTCGATAACTTTTAATGGAAATGTAAGTAATCCAATTTCAAATGGAATTACAACCTTATTAACAGCTTCGGGAACAAGTAGTTTGCCTTTTCCTGAATCGACAGTTTCAACCGATACATTACAACTTCAAGTTGGTATATTAGTTTATTTTCCACAAGACCAATTTTTGCAAGGTAATCCTGTTTGGAGAAATTCATCTTTTACAGCTGTTCAAGTAAACCCCCAAGTTGATTTTTTATCTTTAAATGTAGACATAGTACCTACAAATAACATTCAATTAATTGGTGGTACGCAAATAGTAAACGATTTTATTCCTCAAAAGATTAAACAATCGGATTTTGTTAAGGCAATATTTCAAATGTATAATCTTTACGCATATCCAAACACGAACCAACCGAATGAATTAATTTTAGTTCAACGCGATGAGTGGTACGATTTAGGAACGGAAAAGGATTGGTCAACTAAATTAGCAAAAAACCAAGACCAAGAATTAATATTTTTACCGGATTTAAGCAAAAAGAAATTAAAACTAACTTACAAGCCAGATACCGATTCCGCAAATGAAGTTTACACACAGGCAACCGCTGAAACCTACGGGCAATTAGAATATACTTTTGATAATGAATACGTCAAAGATACCGACACAAAAGAACTTTTATTCTCGCCAACACCCGTAAATAAAACAAGTTTTGACGCTTACCTACCAATGATTAACGGAATATCGCCAAACACGAACATAAGAATTCTTTACGATGCTGGATTAGAAACGTGCCAAGCATTCAATATATACGAACAAGGAACAACGGGAACAACTGGCTTAACTTCTTATCCTCAAACGGGACATTTTAACAATGCTTTAACCCCGACTTTTGATATAAACTTTGGCGTTTGTGATTACTACTTTTACCAAACAAGCGTTTTAACAAACAATAATCTTTATAACCTATATTGGCGTAGAACGGTTAATCAAATCAATGTGGGCAAGATGCTAATAGCTTCTTTTCACCTTAACGAAGCGGATATCCAAACATTAAAACTTAACGATAAAATACGCATTGATAATTCATGGTGGAATATTAACAAAGTAATTGATTACAATGCAAACAATGACACCTTAACAAAGGTTGAATTAATAAGCGTAGACACTGAGATTGAACTCGCGAATTTTCCTATTAAAATACCGATTGCAATTGGTGAAATTTTAGATTCAAAAGGTAAATCTGGATTGAATAAAGTAATAACCACACAATCCAATGTTAATTTAAGCGAAGGGAATTTTCAAACGTATGGAATAGGTAACGTAATTCCAAGCGGTTTAAAAGGAATTGTTATCGGTGATAATCAAAGCGTAACTGAAAGCGGTTTAACGACTACAAATTTACGAGTAACTGAAACAATAAACGGTGTTTCTGTAAATACAATAGTCCCAGCATATCAAAAGTATATTGCTACAATTAGCCAAGCGGGAACATTTGACCCCACTGTTACAATACTTGAAAACACGATTGGTAATATTGTATGGACAAGAATAGCAGCCGGGCAATATGAGGGCACTTTAACAGGCGCATTTCCAAACTTAGATAAAACATATTGCATGATTAGTCAAGTTAATAGTTCGCAAGGTGTTTATTATATAAATTGGACAAGTGCAAACACAATTCAAATTGAATGGTATGATTTTTCTTACACACAATTAGATTCAGTTTTGCTTTATAACACAATAGAAATAAGAGTTTACCCATAACGATATGAATGAAATAGAAGTTCCTTTAAAGATAACCGGTGTAACTGAAATAAGAAAACAGTTAAAAGATTTAAAATCGGAATACATAAGCGCTACCGACCCGTCAAGAATGGCGGAAATTGCCGACCAAGCCGGAAATCTTCAAAAGAAATTAGATGGAGCGACAAAGGCTTTTGCTGGATTTACCGAGGGGACAAATTTAGAACAAACACAAAACGCTTTTACCAATTTGAAAGATTCAGTAATGAATTTAGATTTTGCAAAAGCTGGAAAACAAGCATCGGTTTTTAATCAAACTTTAAAGGCTTTAAAGCCTGAAGATTTCATGAGTCAAATTAGTGGACTTGGTAAAACTTTCATGGGGCTTGGTCAAACAATTGGTATTGTTTCAAAACAATTTATTGCTTTTGGTTTATCGCTTTTGGCAAACCCTATCTTTTTATTAGTTGCTGTTATTGTTGCAATTGTTGTGGCGATTCTTTTGGTAATGCATAAAATGGGTATTCTTAAAAAAGTGATTGATGCTTTAATGAAACCGATTAACGACCTTATCCAAGGATTTAAAGACCTTACCGATTGGCTCGGATTAACAAGCTATGCAGCTGAAGAAAACGCGGCTAAGATGCTCGAAGCCAACGAAAAGATAATGGAAAGTTCTAAGGAACGCCAAGAAACAATCGTGGGTAATTTTGATTACGAAATACGAATGGCTAAAATTTACGGTCAGGATACTTTGGATTTGGAATTAAACAAAAGCAAAGCAATTGGTAGTGAAGCAAAAAAACGATTATCTTCTTCGCAAAAAGCATTGGATGCGCAGTTAGCACTTGGCGACAAAGCGGATAAAGAAACCGTTAAGAAACTTAAAACGGCTATAAAAGAAGAAAATAAAATAGTATTAGAACAGCGTCGCGACCGTAACGCTATTGTGGCTCAGGATAGGGTCGACAAACAAGCGGATGCAAAAAAGGAACTTGAAGAAGATAAGAAAAATAACAAAGAAAGACATAAAGCTGCTATTGATGCTGCTAAAAAACGAGCTGAAGACGAACGTAAATTTGCTGAAAACAGATTAGCCGCCGCGCGATTAATAAAAGACATTGAAATTTCATTAATAAAAAGTGATGCAGATAGAGAAATTGTTGCAACGCAAGAAAAATATGCAAGATTACAAGAAGATTTAATTAAAAACGAAAACTATTCAGCTGAAGAAAAAATCAGACTAAAACAACTTTACCAACAACAACTTGAAGCCGAACTCGGAAAACAAGAACAAGTTGAAATTGATGCTGAAAAGGCTAAACAAAAAGCGTTACTCGATGAATATAACGCCGGTTTAATTAAGCAATATGAAGAACAAGATAAACAATATTTAAAACTTCAGGAATTAACACAATCACAAACCGAATTCGCAAAAACCCAACTTGCTCAAAAGTTTGATGCTGAAATTGCGGCAGCCGGTGAAAACCAAGAATTAATTAAAGCCTTAACAACTAAATATCAAACCGATTTAAATAAAATAGACCAAGATGCAGCGGATGCAAAAGTAAAACTTGCCGCGGATACTGAAGCTAAAATCCGAGCCGAACAATTAGCAACGGCAAACAACGCCTTGGATATTTCCCAAAAATCAATTACATCAATTCAAAATCTTGGTGATATTGCTTTCGCAGCTAAAATGGCAAAAGTTAAAAAAGGTAGTAAAGAAGAAGAAGAAATCGCTAAAAAACAATTTAAGTTTAACAAAGCCATGCAATTAGCGGGTGCAATTGTTGACGCTGGGAAAGCGGTTACGGCATCACTTGCGGCAGCTCCATTAGCAATCGGTGTTGTTCCAAATCCAATTGGTATCGCATCACTTGCGGCGGCTGTTACAACTTCAGCATTAAACATTTCAAAGATAGCAGCAACACAATTCACTTCAACAGGTGGCGGTGGTGGTGGCGGTGGCATTCCTTCAGCATCTTCGACATCGACAACGGGAACGGCTACGCCTTCAGTTAATTTATTTGGTCAAGGTAATGACATGAATAACGTAGGCGCAAATGGTCAAACTCAAACCAATGAAATAACGGTTAACGCTATTGTAAGTGAAACCGAATTAACAAACACACAAAACAAAGTAGCCAAAATAAATAAAAACGCGACATTATGATAAGTTATCAAAGTTTAATAAATAAGATTATCAATTTTTACGGTAATCATTTACAAGTAAAAAAAGTAGGTTCCGATTTTCGGGAGCAATTAGAAAACTTTGCAACTAAGGATGAAAAATATCCTTTGGTTTATATTTGTCCCATTGATGCCGCACCGAGTGAAATGGGATTCACAACCGAGATTAATTTAGAAATCTATTGTTTTGATATTATACAAAAAGACCGAGCAAACATTAACGTAATTTTAAGTGATTGCCACTTGATTTTAAATGACCTTTACAATTGGTTTTTAAACTCAGACGATTATAGTTTTGACATTATCGGAGTACCTACAATGACACCGTTAAATAATGATTTATTAGATTATGCCGCAGGTTGGGTAATGACCGTTACTTGTTCAATAAATAATTATACAAATTGCCAAGTTCCCGAACAAACACAAGATTAAAATTAATATAGTCATGCCGGATAAGGAATTTAAACTTAAATATAAGATACGAAACAAAGCCGCAAAGGTTTTGAAGCGAGTAATTAAAGAAGATGCGTTAATCGATACCGGAACGCTTTACGAGTCAATCCGAATAAATGCTAAATTCACAACTGAAGGCAATTTAAGAATTGAAATTCTCGCGGCGTATTACTTTGGATTCTTAAATAATGGCACAATAAGCATCGAACCTTACAATATAGTTCGGTCATTCAATAAACAGTTAGAAATGGATGGTATTATTTCCGAAATGTACGCTGAATATATCGGATGGCTTTCGAGTAAATATCCACTTGTTCAGGTTGCAGGTATGCTTAGAAAAAAGCAAAATGTAATCTACGACTTTAATCCGTTATTCGGTGAGTTTTGGGCTGCGTTGGAATACTAAACGCTCAATTCTTTTTTCATTCCTAAAAAGTTAAATACTAAGATTAACGGTAATTCACAAACGGCGTGAAACTTAGTTAAATCTTCATTGCATAACGACCAAATAAGTTGTTCCCATGCCCATTTTTTCTGTTTCTTTTCTTCTTCAAGTTCTTTTTGTTCTTCGGAGTCCATGTTTTCAGATGGTTCGAAATCGTCTTCATAGGATTCGGACATTAAGTTTTTATATTGGTCGATAATATCCTCTCGGAATTTAATGTATTCAGGTAGTAATCCGTAAACATCAGTAATCGGAAAATCTAAGAACCAATTTAAACGGTCATTAGAATGGTAATTGTAGCTTTCTAAGACGTTATCACCCCATTCATTAACACGAACCCGCCTATAAAGAATTGCAACGATGTTAGGCAGCTTTTCAATGTAGTTATCAGAGAAATAAGATTCCAAACTAATGAACTCGCCAAGGGTAATTTTATTAAATGGCTTTAATTGATAAACCCCAATTTCGTTTTTATAGTTTTTATGCGGTTCACCTTTGATAAACTTAACTTCGATTAATAAATCTTCAAGTTCTTCGATTGTTATATCGTCCAAATCTTCAGGATAGCAGTCTAACAACGTACAAAGGACATCAATTTGATAATTAAAAACCCCATCTTCATCGGATAGGGTTCTAAGTTCAATGAAAGATTCAATCGTTATCTGATTCCACGCTTTCGGCAGCTTGTTTTTGAGCATGGTTTGAAATTGTTTGAGTTACAAAGTTTAAATACGGGATTGCAATTTCAGCGGCTTGTAATCTAAACAGCTTTGATTTATGTTTTAAGTGCGCGTTATCGTAGTGTTCCGTATTTGAAAGGTCACTTCGTTTAAACAACAAAGCCATGATATCAGAAACCGAGTGTTTGTTTTCCTTAACAATTATTTTTTCGATTAGCTTAGTGTCTTTTACCGATAAACGCATTTCAGCATTGTAAGTGAAACCGTCAATTTCTAAACTCGAAACAGGTTCTTTGTTTTCGTAATTATCACTATTAAATTCCTTTGTCTTTTGTACAAAGTATTCAAAATCTTCCCATTCATCCTCTTCGATTCCAACAACTTCAAAAACTTTGATTTGTTTTTCGATGTTATCTAATTCCGGATTGTTATGGATAGCTGAAATCTTTTCGAATTCTTCGATATTAATTTCGTTCATTTTGTTGGCAATTTGCCTACCTAAAAATTCAATCATGTTTATAATTTTTGAACAAATATAAATAATATTTAATATAGTGAGATGACAAAGGATTTACCAATCTATAAAATTACTATTGACCCCGAGTATTCGGACGGCGAAGATTTAGGAATTGAGCAAATTGCTTTCACTTCGAACCCGGCTATTAAAGTCAAAGGAATGGCGTTTAATCATGAGGTTAAATTGTTATTTGCAGACGACTTGAAATATCGAGTTACAGCCCCGGCAATGATTCCAATGGAAATTTATAGGCGTGACGATGAAACCGGCGAATACTACGTTCAATTTACGGCTGAAACAATCGAGCAAATACACTCAAAGTTTATGCAAGATTTAAAGAACCGTGACATCTTTAATTTAGAACACGACCAAAGCCAACAAGTTCCGGCATATATTCTTGAATCATGGATTGTAGACAACCCAAAAGAAGATAAAGCATTCAGCACGTTTGGAATTGAAGTCCCGAAAGGCACGTTAATGTTAACGGCTCAAATCACTAACCAAGAATATTATAACGAGTTAGTAAAAAACGAACAAATCGGGTTTTCAATCGAAGGGTTTTTAGGCTTAAAATTAAGTAATCAAATAAATAAATATAATATGAACAAATTACCAGACGGTGAACACCTAATCGAAGGTAAAATCTATGTCGTAAAAGGCGGTGAAATTATCGAGATTAAAGACGCACCAACAGAAGAAGTGGCTATGGAAAGCGACACGGTAGTTGAAGAAGAGGTAACAACCGAAACCGAACCTATTGACGAACAACCAGAACCCGAAGAAGTTGAAATGGCTGTCGATGTTGCAACGGATGCAGAAGCGGTTTTAGCAATCGTTACGCCTGTAATCGAAGAGCAAGTTAACAACCTATTAAAAATTATCGCTGACTTAAAAGCCCAAATGGAAGATATGTTAGCTGAAAGAACTGAAGACGAAATCGAATTAAAGTCTGAAGTAAAAATGAGTATTGCTGAAAAGTTCAGCGCATTAACTAAACTAAGTAATTAATTAAAATCAAATAAAAACAAAAATGGAAAGAAAATTAAAATTTGATTTGGATATCGAAAATAACGCATTGTTATGTCCAAATCCTAATGAGTTCTATTCAAGAGCTTATTTAACAGCTGATGTTGCGGATACTTACCGAGCTTTGCCGGGAATTAAATCACGTACACGTTTGGCAAATATTGCTTTTGGTTCAATCCTTAAGGCGTCAACTTGTAACTTCGAAGCTCCTACGGACACTTTGGATGCAATCGATATCGACGTTTGTGCATTCAGTGCAATGGCACAAATTTGTCAATTTGACTTGGAGCAATCTTTTGTAGCTTTGCAAATGACTCAAGGTTCAAACGGTGACTTTTCAGTTCCCGCATTCATGAACTACTATTGGGGTGAAATGGCAAAACAAATTGAAGAGGACATCGAGCTAATCAGATGGCAAGGTGACACAGAAAGCATTAATCCTTTACTTGCTCTTTGTGATGGTTACTTGAAAAAACTTTGTTTAGAAACAGGTAATTTGGCTTATCAAAACGGCGGTGCTGTTGATTCAACAAATGTACTTGCAACAATGAATTTAGTTGTTAACGGTTTACCCGCATCAGTTAGATTTAAGAAAACAGATTTAAGAATCCGTGTTTCTTCAAATGTTGCTGCTGCTTATGAACTTGCTGCTGCTGCTGGAAATACTTTAACGTATGTTACAGCTCCATTGCAAATGACTTATTTAGGAATTAAAGTTGTTGTTTGTGAGGGTATGCCTGATAACACAATCGTAGCTTCTTTACAAACTGATTTAATCTATGCGTTTGATGCTGAAGGCGATTCTAAAGCGTTGAAAGCTGTTAACTTAACTGATACTGTTGCAGAACCTTATATCCGCACACGTGCGAATGTAAAAGCAGGTTTCTTTTATGTAAACCCAGCGCAAATTTCAGTTTGGTCAGCTTGTTTTGACTAATCAAAAATAATGGGGGTGTAAAAACCCCCTATTTTATAAACTAAAAAAATAATATACAAATGAGTTGTGAAGCATTAGAAGGTATTGTTAAGTCATGTGACAACAATTCCGGCGGCATATACAAAGTTTGGATTAACCAACAAGATAACATCGATTCATTCACATTGAACCCGACGCTTTCTTGGACAGTTGATTCAATCACTTTGACCGACCCCGCAAACATATATACTGAATTCGAAATTCGCAGAAACACGGGTTCATATACTGAAGAAGCGGCTATTGATTTAATCAATGGTTCTTCTTATTACACTAAAACAATTACTTTAATGTTCCATCGACGTGACCAATCTAAGTCACAAGCGATTAAAGTTTTGGGTGCCGGTCAACAGTATCTAAACGTAATCATTCAAGATGCAAACGGTAAGAATTGGTTTTTCCCTTTTATGCAATTAACGGGAGCTGCTGAAGGTTCCGGAACTGCCCGTGCGGATGGTTCTAAATATTCGGTTACGTTATTGTCTGAAGAGGAATACTTATCTTATGAGGTTACTGATGCAACTGTTACTTCGGTAACAACGGTAGCGCCATAATTTTAAAAAACTCTTCTCCGAGAAAATCAGCATCCTTAACGGGGTGCTTTTTTTTTAAACAAAAAGACGTACTAACTTAATATAGTTGTGATATATATAAATAAAGATGAAGTAAATAATATCGTATTAACGCTTTCAGAGGTTAGTACCTTAACAAATCCTTTTTATTTATTCGTATTTCAAAATGAAATGAACCCAGAAAGTGACCCTATTTTGTTTACTACTTTGGATATTTCAGCTTATCCGGAACGATACAATCAATTCTTATTAGATGAACCCGTGGACGTTGAACTAATCAAAGGTCAATACTCATATTCGGTTTATGAATCGGTAACGCCACCTGTTGCAATTATAGACACAACAGGAATAGTTATCGAAGAAGGTCGTATGGTCGTTTCAGGAACTATTATAAATTCAATTTACGACTAACTTATGGCATGGTATAACATATTTAAACAAAGTGAAAAACAAGGCGTTGAAATCGTTGAGGGTTATCAAAGTTTTTCTACTCCATTTGCTAAAATTGGCGGTGGAAATCTTGCTTTACCTTATGTGAATGGACGCTACCAAGTATCTGGATACATTCCTTTTGGTTCGGATAACTTATATCCTGAAGTTTTAAACCAAATGTATTACAGTTCACCTTTACATGGTGCAATTGTAGACTATAAAACAAACGCGGTTATCGGTGGCGGGTTTAATATTATCATTGATAAATTAACCAACGAGCAAAAACTCGAATTATATGCTTTTGAATCTAAATTGAAGTTGAAAAAAATGGCTTCAGTTGTTACAAAACAGCTTGTTATTCATAACCGAGTTTATTTTAAATTATGTTTTTCTGAAAAGGGTAAAATTTCTAAAATAGATAACCTTTCACCTGAAAAGTTAAGACGTTCACAGGATGGAAAAACTTATTTTATTTGTGACGATTGGGCATCGAGAATAGATGTTATTGAAATCAAACCTTACCACCCATTAAATAAAGATTGCGAGCAACTATTTATTTATGAATTACCGTGTATTGGTCAAGATTACTACCCATTACCGCAGTATTCAAGTGCGTTAAACTTTGCTTTTTTAAGTGGTGAACTTAGTTATTTAGCAAAATCAAATATTCAAAACGCTGTTTTCCCGTCTTTTGCAATGATGTTCCCTAAACGCCCACAAAGCGAAGAGGAAAAGAACATGATAAGAAGGACTATTGATAAGCTTAAAGGCGCTGAAAACGCCGGGAAGGCGGTTGCATTCTTTGCGAATAGTGCCGAACAAATGCCGAAAATAGAAAGTTTGCCTACGAATTCAAATGATAAGTTATTCCAAGAAGCATCGAACCTAAACACGGAGCAAATCTGTTTTTCACATACAATCGACCCTATTTTAATGGGTGTTCGAACTACCGGTTCACTTGGTGGCGGTGCGGATATAAAACAAGCGTATGTTATATTTGAGAAAAACGTAGTTAAACCACTCCGAGAAATTGTTGAAGATATATTTAATGAATTGTTGCATATTGCAAAGGTTAACGGAACGCTTAAAATCAATAACTTTCAAATCATTAATGAAACTATTGTTGAGGTTGAGGAAAGCGCGTCGAAAACAAGCGATTCACTAAACGCTATGAGTCCTTTGGTGGCTACAAAAGTTTTAAGTTCAATGACACCAAACGAAATACGAGCCTTGGCAGCGTTACCACCGGTTGCGGATGGCGATGTTGTTCCTATTGTTAAACCTGAAAATACTATATAATGTTATATTTTATAACTGAAAATTATTTAAAAACAAACACACCGATAACGGCAAATGTTGATGTAACGGATGTAACGCCTTATATAGCAACACAGGCACAATTAAGGGTAATGCCTATTTTAGGAACTACTTTCTTTAATTATATGCTGAATGTATATAACACCCAAGCGGCAGCGCCGGGGAGTCCTGAAGAAACACTAATCAAATTTATTCAACCTATTGTTGCATGGCGAAGTGCTGAAGATGCTGTTTTCGGTTTAACATACCAACTTAAAAACAAAGGATTGCAAGTTCAAAGCGGTGATTATTCAAGTTCGGTAAGTCAACGCGAGGTTGCTTTTGGCATGGAGCATTACGCACAAAAGGCTTCATTCTTTGAAACACGATTAATAAGATACTTAGTAAAAAACAAAAATTTATTTCCTGAATTTATTTCACATGAAAACAGGGACACGGATTTACGTCCTATGATTGATTGCCTTGGATGTTCAGGGTGTCACACGGGAACGTGTAACGGTGAAAACGGTAATGGATATAACAATCAAATTTTAATATTATGAATGAATTTGTAGCGGCTATAAAAAAGAACGGCGCGGTTGGGGTTTTGGCGATGTGGTTATGGTACACACACACCGAGGTGCAAGAATTAAAAATGCGTTTATATGAGTGCTATGGTAAGGACGGGCAAGTATCTAAAAACTTAATTGAAGATAATTCGTTTGTTGCTATAATTCCAAAAGACGAACTTAACGATACTTTATGAGTTACGATTGGTTAAAACATGAAACAGCACCAAAAATATTGGTTGAAGCCGTTAAGCATATCGGAGTAAAAGAAATTATAGGGCGTTACCATAGTGAAACTATTATCGGTTGGGCGCAATCCTTAGACTTAGAAGATGTTTATACAAACGACGAAATCCCTTGGTGCGGTTTATATATAGCATATTGTTGCCATGCTCAAAAATTAGACGTAGTTAAAAATCCATTGTGGGCTTTGAACTGGAATAAATACGGCACAAAGACTGAAACACCTATGTTAGGCGATGTATTGACTTTTACTCGAAATGGCGGCGGTCACGTTGGTTTATATGTAGGTGAGGACATTACACATTACCACGTATTAGGCGGTAATCAAAATAACATGGTAAGTGTTTCAAGAATTGCAAAAACACGATTGAATCAGGCACGTAGAACGGCGTGGAAAATAGCACAACCGGCAAATGTTCGGGTAATTAAATTAGAACCAAAAGGAGTAATAACAACAAACGAAAAATAAAATGGCAAAGAAAAAAAAGATTGATGTTGAAATACAAGTTAACGATGCATCATTAGAAATTCACAGAGATGAAACAATAAGCGAGGTGAAATTAGATACTAAGAACTTAGATATCGAAGTTACAAAAACGGGTGACAAAATCGAGGTGAAAGTCGATACGGATAAACCTTTTTGTGGTTTGGTAGGAAAAATTTTAGGAAGATACATTTCTAAAAGATTAAAATAGTATATTTGTATCGCATAATTTCATAATTTTAGATTAATTGTTTTATTAAACCCTTGCTTCGGTAGGGGTTTTTTAGTTTTAGAAAAAATAAATTAAAATAATTGTAACTATATTAAAAAGAATAACGTATATTTGTCAAAACAATTAAATACTAAACTATGAAAAATTACTTTTTTGATTTATTAGACCAAGTCACACCGAGAACAGATGAGCATAAAGACATTTTAAAGTGCTTTTTAGGCTTTTTCCCGTTATTTATAGTAACGATTGGTGCATTGTATTCACTTTTAATTTATATGCGATGAGAACGGCTGAAAATAAGTGTTACACTTTATTAGAAATAATTAATTACTGGGAAGACCAAAAAGAAAAAAACACGGGTAAAATGAATATCGCGCATTACATGAATGTTTGTAGGGCAAAAGCTCGGATTTTACGATGGAATGATAACGATAAAACATGGACACAAATATTTAAATAAGATGAAAGCAAAACACGTAACAGTTCAATTCGAATATACTAACTTCGATACTTTGGAAATAATGTTAGATAGGTTAAAGTCCGAGTTAATGGAGGGCAAGGAATTCTTTGAGGATATGCAGATGTCCCCAAATGGTCAAAAGTTCTATATACATTTTAAACAGGAATACAAAAGAAAGCGTAATTTTAAAATAGAAGAAAACGTAATTTTAGTAAAATCAAAAATATGAAAGCAGCAGAAGAAGCCCGAAACTTAGTTGAGCATTTTTGTTTTAAGTTAGGAATTAAAGATTACCAAAAGGCAAAATATTGCGCTATTTATTTGTCGCATATGTTAATTATGGAAACTTTGGACGTGGTTCGAATTAAGCACTGGAAAGAAGTTGTATCGGAAATCGAAAAATTATGAGCCCAAAAGATACTGCCAACGAATTAATTGACACTTACAGAGCTATGCTAATGAATGAGGACACTGAATGTGGTAATGAAATACTTTGTACTCTTATAGCTAAAAAAAGCGCGTTAATTTCGATTAATCAAATTAAGTTTTTTCATGAGAGTTTATTTTTCGTTAATGAGGGCAGCTTGTTTGATGACTATTTAAACAAAGTAAAAGACGAAATAGAAAAGTTATGAAAAAATATAAAGTTTGGTTAGAAGATTCAGTTGAGCCATTAGGTGGTTTTTGGTGGCATTGTTATTTAGATGAAAATGGCTGTTTGCAGGATAACGAACTAAAAGACGAAACACCCGACACGTTACAATGGCATTTAGATAATGGATATATAGTTATTGAAGATGAAAGTATTTAAACTATACAACCCTAAACAAAAGATAGACTACCGTAAAATAAAGCGGTGGAAGATTCGAGTTAATATATCAAATAATTATTTTAAGAATTTTGAGTTTGATTAAAAAATAATTGTTATATTTGTAAACGGTTCCATCTGACATTATACGAACCTAAAGAAGTTATTAGCCTTTTAAATGAATGCGAAGTCAGATGCGCAGGATTTTGAAAGGCTTTTTTTATTTACTTAATTTTTTAAGATATGCAATTTTTAATTAAAACACAAAATGAAGAAGGTGAAATAGAATTTTACAGAACAGGAGCTGGTGAATTAATGGTTTCAATTATGAACGGTCATGGAACTAATTATTATACGTTGACTGAAAATGAAGTACAGGCTTTATTTGACTATATAAAATTGACAGATGAACGGATATGAATTAAGTAGAAAATGGTTCGACTGGAGCTTTGAGAATCCAGAACGAATCAATCCAAACCATACGGCACTTTATTTTTTTATAATAGAACACTGTAATCGTTTAGGTTGGAAAGAGAAATTTGGACTACCAACAACAATGGCAAAAGAAGCTATTGGAATAAGAAGCTATAACACTTATATAAATACGTTGAATGATTTAGTTGAGTTTGGGTTTATAAACTTAATTGAAAAAAGCAAAAATCAGTATTCGAGTAACATAGTCGCCCTATCAAATTTTGATAAAGCACTTGATAATGCACTTGATAAAGCATTGATAAAGCACACGACAAAGCAAGGTGAAAGCATTAGTAGTATAGATAAACAAGAAACAAATAAACAAATAACAATAGAAGAACGTAAAAGCAAGTTTTACTCTTCGCTTTCTTTATTTGTAGATGAATATCCGAAACAAATGTTACGTGACTTTTTTAATTACTGGAGTGAACACGGAGAAAATGATAAAAAACTTAGATTTGAAAAGGAAAAAACATTCGGTATTAAACAAAGGTTGTCAACGTGGCATAGTAGAAACCCAAAACAATATGAAACCGAAGGTATTTCACCTGAAGAACTAAAAGCAATTAAACTCGGATTCTTAAAACCTAAACAATGATAACTAAAGAGGGCGACAGCTTACAATATTTACTTGACTATAAAGACGGTAAAATAAAAGACGGATTAGCAATAGGTTGCGCATTAGATGAATACCTAAGATTTAAACCTAATCAATTAAACATAATTTTAGGACACGATAACGTCGGTAAAACGTATTGGATAAACTGGTATTTCTTAACACTTGCTTTGCAGCATAATTTAAAGTTTTGTATTTGGAGCGGTGAAAATAAGAAAGCAACAATACTTAGGGATTTAATTCAAATGTATTACGGAATAAGATTTAAGGATTTAACCTACGACCAAATAAGAATAGGAATGACCGTTCTTGAGCAACAATTTATATTTTTAAATAATGCAGAACTTTACAAACCTAAGGAGCTTTTGGATTTCTTTAAAGAATCAGAATGTAACGTAGCATTGATTGACCCATTTACAGGTTTAGATAGGCAAATGGATTTTCAAAGCAACTATACTTTTTTAAATAGCTGCAGAACTTATTGTAATAAATACGGAATTACAATTTACATAAACACGCACCCAAACAGCGAAAGCGGAAGGAGTGGAAACATTTACCAAGAAGGAGAATACAAAGGGCACTTAAAAGCCCCATTAAAAGACCATATTGAAGGCGGTAAGGCGTTTACAAATAGATGTGACGATATGTTTGTAATACATCGTTTAGTAAAACATGAATCAATGAAATATGTGACGTGGGTAAATGTTGAAAAGGTAAAAGATACAGATACTGGCGGAAAACATACTGGATTGAATGACCCTATTTTTTGTGAATACAACTATGGATTAGGATTGAAAATAAACGGAGTTGACCCATTAGAAAAATTCAGACCAAAAATATCAAATAGTTTTCCTGTTAAACAACTTCCTTTGAATGAGCCTGATATAGTAAACGGAAAAGAATTGATACCTTTCAGCCAAAAAATGAATCAACAAACACCTTTTTAATTATGAATGAACTAACTATTATATCAGGCAAAGTAAACTTAGACACTACCTATTTAAAGATTAAAATTAGCCTTGAGGATATTAAAGAAAAACACGGACAAAGAACCGATTTAATTAATTCAATGGAGCGTAGCTTAGCAGACTTACAACAAGTTAAAATTAGTTACGATGCAATGGAAAAAGAATTAAGGGCAGCACTACAGCAAAACTTCAGACTTGAAAAGCTATTAATGGAGGAGAAGTTTAAAAACAAAGACTTGCAAGCTCAATTAAATTTTAAAAATATTGAATTATGAAATATAGGATTTTAAATTTATATGCGTGTTTAGGTGGCAACCGTTACAAATGGGATGAGGTAGCCGAAAACTTAGAAATAACAGCCGTTGAACTTGACCCCGAAGCAGCACGTTTATATAAAGAGCGATTCCCAAAAGACGAAGTAATAGTAGCAGACGCACACCAATATTTATTAGACCATTATAAGGAGTTTGATTTTATTTGGAGCAGCCCACCGTGTCCGACACATAGCAAAGCAAGATTTTGGGGGAGTAAAGGCGGGCAATGCGATGTTGTTTACCCTGAAATGGGGTTGTATCAGGAAATAATATTTTTACAAAACTTTTTTAACGGCAAGTATTGTGTTGAAAATGTAAATGGGTATTATGAACCATTAATACCGGCTCAAAAAAGAGGAAGACATTTGTATTGGAGCAACTTTACATTGCCAAATATAATAAGTAAAAGGTTTGATGTGGCTATTAAAAGAGGAAAAAATGAATTAAAAAATCTCTGTGAATTTCATGAATACGATTTTTCACAATATAAAGGTGAACAGCCAAAGGTTAAAATGGCACGTAACTTGGTAGACTTCGAAGCAGGTAAAACAATACTTGAAACAGCGTTAAACATTTACAGAAAGACGAATATAAACCAAACTTCAATCTTTGATTATGAGGTGTAAAAACTGCAAAGAGAAATTTGAGCCGAAAACATTTCTCCAAAAATATTGCTTAAAAGAACAATGTTTACGTGTTTTTGTAGCTGATGTAAAACAGAAAACTTGGCAAAAAACAAGAGCCAAAGCGAAGCTGGATTTAATGACTTTGAGTGACTACCTTAAATTAACTCAACAAGTGTTTAATAAATACATTCGACTCCGAGACAAAGACGAACTATGTATATCATGCCAAAATCCACCAAAAAAACAAAACGCTGGGCACTATTTTTCAAGTGGTGGTCATTCAAATGTAAGGTTTGATGAGGATAATGTACACCTACAATGTGAACACTGCAATACTTTTTTGAGTGGCAATCTTTTGAACTACCAAATAGAAATAGAAAAACGAATCGGAGCTGAAAAACTAATCGAATTACAGGCAAAAGCACACGTTGTTAAAAAATGGAGTATTGATGAGTTAAAACAATTAATGATTATTTATAAAAATAAAATAAAAGAAATAGACCTATATTAAAAAGAATAGTTAATTTTGAGAAACAATTAAAACTAAAATTATGTCAGTTACAAACTTTGAAGAACACACGCACGAATTAACAAGCGAAGAAATGGAGATTTTACCTATTGTAGTTCACGGATTCCGAAACTATAAAAAGGATTCACCGATAAAAGCTGAATTAATAGTAACTCGATTAAATGAATATTTAGTAGGCAGGGGTTTTAAAACACGAATGACACAACCCAGACTTCGTAAAATGGTAAACTATATTCGTACAAACGGCATTATTCCGTTAATAGCTACGTCACACGGTTATTTTACAAGTGATTGCAAAGAAACTATCCAAGAGCAAATTAAAAGTCTTCAGGAACGCGCTAATTCAATTCAAAGGTGCGCAAATGGATTAAAGAAATTCTTATAAATATTTTTTGTTATTCATTGTTATATTAAAAAGAATAGTTATCTTTGTCAAAACAATTAAATTTTACATTATGAAACATTTATTTAAAGCATTGGCAGACTTTCAACAGGAAGTGCCAGTAATTCACAAAGGAACGCAAGGTTACGGATATTCGTATGCAGACCTTCCGAAAATCTTTGAAGTAATAAATCCATTGCTACAAAAAAACGGATTAGGATTTACTCAGTTAATTAACGGTCAACAAATAGTTACCGTATTATTTCACTTTGAAAGTGGAGAAAGTATTGAAAGTAAAACAGATATTCCGCAAGGCGTACAATTAAAAGGAATGAATGACTTTCAAGTATTAGGTTCTGCAATAACTTATTTAAGGCGTTACGCTTTGAGTTCTATTTTAGGAATCGTAACCGACAAAGACACGGACGCTGGAGGAGAACAAGTAAAAACCGTAAAGACGGAACCTAAGAAATTTACTGAAAGATTAGAAGAAGAAAAAAGCAAACAAAAAACTAAAATCGAGGGTGAACGCTTTTTAAAAGCTATTGAAGCAATCAGAAACGGTGAATTTACAGCTGAAGAACTACAAGCGAAGTTTGAATTAAACGAAGTACAACAAAAAGCATTGTTACTAATATGAAAATACGAGCATCACAATTAGGCAAAATAATGACTTCCTCAAAAACAAAAGGGGAAGTTTTATCAAAGACTTGTAAAAGTTACATTCAGGAACTTGCAATTGAAAACACGTACGGAATCCGAAAAGAGTTTTGGAGTCGATATACTGACAAAGGCAACGAATGCGAAGAAGAAGCTATCGAACTTGTTAACGATGTTTTGAATTTAGAATTTATCTTTAAAAATGAAGAGAATTTTAATAACGATTGGATAACGGGAACGCCAGACGTAAACACGAAAGAAATTCTTTTGGACGTAAAAACAAGCTGGGACGCTACAACTTTTCCTTTCTTTGAAACTGAAATACCAAACAAAGATTATTACTACCAATTACAAGGGTATATGTGGCTAACTGGAAAGACGGAATCACTTTTATGTTATTGCCTTGTAAATACACCATTTCAGATAGTTGAGGACGAAGTTAGGCGTGAACATTGGAAACAAGGTTTGATTGATGAAAATTTAGATGTAAGGGACTTTGTACAAAAGAAGCATAACTACGACCACATACCAAAAGAAAAGCGTGTCAAGGTCTTTAAAATAGCAAAAGACGAAGAAACAATTGAAAAGATTAAACAGCGCATTGAAGAATGTAGAGAATATTACAACGATTTATTAAATAACCTTTAAACTAAAATAAAAATGAAAACAGAACAATTAAAAATTATGGCTAAGTATTACAATACGACACGCCCAGACCAAATCGTGCAAATTAAAGATATGAAAAGAAACATGATGTGGTACGAAACACTAAGACAAGATGACAAAAACACGATGACAGAATTCTGCTGCAGTCAAGAAAGATTCGTTCGTTTATATGCTGAGAAAAGATGAGTAAAACAAGTACAAAGAGTAAAATTGAAGTCTTAAAGATATGGCTTCAAAGTATTAAACCAATAAAATATATTTAAAATGAAAACACAAGAACAAATTATTGATTGTGACGGCGCTCCTTTTTGGAGAATGCAATGGGAGACAACGTTACCTAATTCGATAACAATTAAACAATGGCACGAAATACAAAACTACATTGATGAAAAAACACTTGAATTTATAAATGAGTCAACTGAAACACGAATAATAAATAAATAAAAATGGAAGACAAAAAATGGAGCACTGGAGCCTGGAAAAAGCAAACAGCAAAAGGTGAAGTAATTAATTTTACAATTAACGAAGTAAAGTATTCAATGTGGGTAAACAACTACAAAAAAGAAGAAAAACAACCTGATTTTAAAATATTCGTTAACGACTTTAAACCAACGGAACAAACCCAAAGTGAAAAACCGAGCTACGGAAATAAAGATTTTGACGATTTTCTAAATGGAGTAAAATAATTTATGAAAGACCAGGCAAAAGTATTAAGCGAAGCGAATCAAATTACTCGTTTAATGGTTCGTCAACACTTACAAAAACACGAATTAAGTTTGAATGCTTTTTCTAAATTAGTTGAAGTTAGGCAGCCTAATTTACATAAGTTTATGAAAGGTCAAACCCTTTCGAGTAGGTCAATTGAAAAACTCGGATTGTTTTTTAGTAAATAAATTTAAGGCGGAACGTAAAAAATTCCGCTTTTTTTGTTTGTAGTGTTATTCTTTTTAGTATATTTGTAGAAACAATTAAACAAAACAATTATGAAAAACCTATTAATGAATTGCTCGGAGTGTGACGGTAACGGATATGTAACTATTGATTTAAATGATACTCATATACCTTATGAACAAAAGGAAATGAATTTTAGTTGTATGTCATGTAGCGGAAAAGGTTACCAAATAAATAAAGACGAACTGAACGAGAAAATCGAAGCTATTAACGACATGATACAAGGAATGCAAGTTCGAATGAGAATGCACTCTGATTTTATAATTCAGCTTAAAAAAGGAATGTTGGACGAATTAGCGGTGAAATACGTTTACAAGTTAGATATTTGTTCAATTGCACTTGGTAGACTTTTGAACTATAAAAGAAAATTATATAACTTAGCCTAAAATTTAAACATGGAGTTAATATTTATAATTGCAGTTGCTTGGTGGTTTGTTAATTTCGAACCCTTGCAGCTGCTTTTTGATTTTATATTTAAACAAATTAATATTTCGCACCTTTCAGATTACATTCATTCGAGTTTAGGTTGCTGGAAATGTTGGTCTTTTTGGACAACTTTAATTTACACCGGTAGTTTTTTTATGTCATGTTTGGCGGCTTTAATTGCTTATTCTTTAGAATTATGTTTGAACAAGTTGACATCCAAGTAATAAAAGACATAGCGGCATCACAGGATGTTGTTAAGTATTCGAAAGTCAGTTTAAACAAGCTCAAAAAAATTAAGGAATTAAAAACAAGTAAAAAGGATGGAGAGTGTTTTTGTTCAAATGTCAGACGGCGCGTGTGGTTCAAAGATTTCATGCAGTGGTTTGAAAGCAATTCTTGACAAATACATTAACACGAATTACAACGAAATCAGAAAATACACTAATTATTTCTTGGTTCGAATGAGTAGCCCCATAAGTGCGGACACGGTTATAAACAATTCTTATCTATATTTAGTTAAGTTGAACCCAGATATAAACACGGAAAACGAAATCAAAAGCTACCTTTTAAACACCATTAAAAAACAAATCCTATGGAATACATCACAAAGTAATAAAGACGACCTTGTAACCGCTTTAGAAAGTCATTCAAACGAAACAAACGACGATTCAGATTTAATATTTAAAATAGCACAGGAACAAAAATACCAACTTGAAAAATCCTGCATTGAAATTTACAGAAACACGATTAACGATAAAATTAAGTTAATTATATTTGAAGCGTACTACGACAAAGGATATGTAACAGCAAGGGCAATGGGTAGTTATTTTGATTTACCCTATACAACCGCTCACTACTGGATTAAAGAAATTAAAGAAGATTTACGTAAAATAAAACTTGAATATGAAAATTAAAGAAGAATACAAAGGGAAAACGATAATAAAATACGATTCAATCCTCGGAGAAAAACGAATCATTGTAAATAATTTAGACCCTAAGCAATTTACTTATTATCAATCAGTAGGACTTGGTTACTTATTTGAACCTGAAGCGATAAGTTACACAGGAATAGAACAAGAACCAACGGTTGAAAAACCGAAAAGACGAAGAAAAAAAAGTGAATGAGCCTATATTTAAAAAGTGATTATTACATCGTGTTTATGAATCCATCAAAACATAAATCTGAATGGAAAGCGCTCAAACTAATCATGAAAGTAACCGAAATAAACTACGCTGTATTTATAGATTACAGACTTTACGACATGGAGGTTCACCCCGTAACAAAACACGAATACAACACGTACACTTATAACCCTAATTAAATGAAGTTAGTAAACATAAGCGAGGTTAAACCAAACCCAAAGAACCCCAGAATAATAAAAGACGCAAAATTCCAAAAGTTAGTTAAGTCTATCCAAGAGTTTCCTGATATGCTAAATAAACGCCCGTTAATCGTATTTACAGACGTTGACGGTAAATACTGTGTTTTGGGCGGAAATATGCGCTTAAAAGCGTGCAAAGAAATAGGATTGAAAGAAATACCGATTATAGTAGCTGATGAATGGACGGAGGAACAAAAAAACGAATTCCTAATTAAAGATAACGTAGGTTTTGGTGAGTGGGATTGGGATAGTTTAGCAAATGAATGGGACACCGAAAAGTTAGACGATTGGGGGTTAGATTTGCCAGTTGATTTAAGCGTTCAAGAAGAACTTGAAGCAGAAGAAGACAACTACGAAACACCTAACGAGATAAACACGGATATAGTATTAGGAGATTTATTTGAGATAGGAGAACATAGATTACTTTGTGGGGACAGTACAGATAGCGACCAAGTGGCAAAGCTAATGAACGGACAAAAGGCTGATGTGGTATTTACAAGTCCGCCTTATAATGCAAATACTAAAGCCGGTCAAGGAGATATATTTAATAAAAAGAAAAGCATTAAATTATATAACGAAGGTTATTCGGATAATTTAGATAGTGATAAATATATAGATTTTGTAGTAGAAGTATTAGATAATTGTTTTTTATATACAAATGGTTTTATATTTTGGAATGTAAGTTATAATGCAAACAGTAGATTTGAATACATTAAGCAAATATCAAATCATTTAGAATTCCTTATTGAACAAATATGTTGGAAAAAATCTTCAACAATCCCATTTAAAGGCTCTTTAATGAGAGATTGGGAACCTATTTATTTATTTAGCACTAATGGAGAAAAATTAGGCTTAGAAAATGTAGTTAGCAATCATTGGGAAGTATCTAATACAGGTAGCCAACAAGATAATCATAAAGCGTGTTTTCCTATCGAATTGCCTTTTAAAGCAATAGAATTAGTAAAAATTTCTAATTTAATATTAGAACCTTTTTGTGGTTCAGGTTCTACAATGGTTGCAGCACATCAACTTAAACGCAAGTGCTACGGAATGGAACTTGACCCTAAATACTGCCAAGTAATAGTTGACAGAATGAAAAAACTTGACCCAAGTTTAATTATTAAGCGCAACGGAGAAACAATGTAAAAACAGAGTTATGGAAGGTAAAAACGGAGGAACATTAAAACCATTTGAAAAAGGCGAAAGCGGAAACCCAAACGGAAGACCGAAAAAATATGTTTCAGCATTAAAGGAACAAGGCTATAAGAATTCAGAAATTAACGATTGTATTCTTGTAATGATTTCAATGGACTTAGACGAACTAAAAGAAGTTTGGCAAAACCCAAGAGCAACAATACTCGAAAAGACAATTGCAAACGCTTTAAGAAAGTCACTCGAGAAAGGTAGCTTATATTCAATTGAAGTGCTTTTAAGTAGGGCAGTAGGTAAACCAAAAGAAAGTATCGACCATACAACAAACGGTGAAACAATGCGGGATATTCAGGTAACAATAGTAAATGCAAATAAAGGCGACTAACATATTCCAAAAGAACTTTGACGCGCTCCAAAATAACGGGGTGCGTTTTGTTATTAATGAGGGCGGTTCACGTTCAAGTAAAACTTATTCACTTTGTCAGTTGCTAATCGTTTACGCTTTACAAAACCCTCAAAAGGTTATTAGCATAATCAGAAAGACATTTCCAGCATTACGGGCAACGGTTATGCGTGACTTCTTAGAAATCTTAAAAGACTTAGATATATACTCACAAGAACGTCACAACAAGTCAGAACACATTTACACATTCGAAAACGGTTCTATTATAGAATTTTTTTCAGTTGACGACGAGCAAAAGATTCGAGGGCGCAAAAGGGACGTGGCGTGGTGTAATGAAGCTAATGAACTTTATTACGATGACTTTACCCAATTGAATATGCGAACGGAATTCAAACTGATATTTGATTATAACCCCTCTGAATCTTCAAGTTGGCTTTACGAACTACCTAAACATGAATCAATTTTAATTAAGTCTACGTATCGTGACAACCCATTTTTACCGGATAGCATTAAAAAACAAATCGAGGATTTAAAACGAACCGACGAAGCATTATATCAAATCTATGCACTTGGGGAAAAGGCAATCAGTAAAAGTAATATTTACTCGAATTGGACTTTCTTAAATCACCGCCCCTCAAAGTTTGTGAATTTTGTTTATGGTTTGGATTTTGGATATAATCACCCCACCGCATTAGTTCGGGTTTATTGGGTGGATAACGATATATTCATTGAAAAGGTAATTTATGAAAGCTATTTAACCACTACGAACCTAATTGATAAAATGCTGAATCTGAATATAGAAAAACACGTAACCATTTTAGCGGATTACTCGCGACCTGAAATAATAGCCGAAATGAACAACGCCGGGTTTGACGTTCAAAACGCAAACAAGGTAGTTAAAAAAGGAATTGATAACATTAAAACCTTTGGTGTATTTTGCGAAGATAACAAAGAAATCAAAAAGGAATACGATAACTACAAATGGAAAAAAGTAGGTGACATAATTACGGATGAACCGGTTAAACTATTTGACGATGCTATGGATGCGATTCGATACGCTGTGACCAATATACGGCAAGAATATTACACCGACGATTCATACTTTTCGTTCTAAACATAAACACGAATAAAAATAATATAGTCATGGCATACCGAGAAAGACAAAAGATTAGTCAAATGACACCCAAGGGTGCAAATCTTGAAGCTACCGATTTAATTGAAATCAGTGAATTAGTTAGTGGTTCTTATCAAACAAAATCCATTACAGGCCAAGAAATAATTGACGCTGCGTCTGGTGGCACAACTCCAGATTTACAACAAGTAACAGATGTAGGTTCAACAACAACAAACAGCATATCGGTAACGGTTGGTGTTAATGAATATAGCGCCGTAAATGCTTTAAATGTAACCACTGAAAATATAGCGGCAGATACACACGCAACGATTGAAAACACGGGAACATTATTATTAAAAACGGGAGCTGAAGAAAGTTCATTAAAAAACACGAACGTAACAAATCCAAGTGTAGTTTTAGAATTTCCAGACAAAGCAACCGGAAGTTATACAATAGCAACAACAAGCGATTTAACAAGCGGAACGGTAACAAGCGTAGATTTAACCATGCCTTCAGCGTTTACGGTTTCAGGCAATCCAATAACAACGGCTGGAACATTAGCGGTTTCAGGGGCTGGAACAGCGTCACAATATGTAAGGGGAGACGGTACACTTGCAACTTTACCAAGTAGCGGCGGCGGTGGTTCTTCGGTCTTTTACTATCTTAATGGCTCGGTGGCGGCTTCGGTTGCTACTTATAATCAAATGGACTTTAACGCTGTTATTGGATTGGGAACTAATTTTACTTTAGTAGGAAATGGTTTAATCGCTCAATTCTTAACAGATGTAGGAAACCCAAATAGGTTATTAATACCTGGTGGAGCTTGGAATTTTGAAATGTTTTTCTCAATGAGTTCAACGGGTGGAGCGCAAAAGTTTTACGTTGAATTATTAAAATACGACGGTGCTACTTTTACAAGTATTGCAAGTTCGTCAACAAACCCTGAAGCGATTACAGGCGGCACAACAACTGATTTATATATTACTTCTTTAGCGGTTCCTTCAACGGTGTTATTAGCAACTGATAGACTTGCTGTTCGTGTTTACATAGTAGATAGTAGCGGCGGGAGAACAGCAACTTTACACACTGAAGACAACAATCTTTGCCAAATTATAACAACTTTCGCTGGTGGCGTTTCTTCTTTAAATGGCTTGACTGCAAATACTCAAAGTTTTACTGTAGGAACAACGGGAACGGATTTTAATATAAGTTCGGTAACTGATATTCACACGTTTAATTTACCAACGGCTTCGGCTACAAATCGAGGTGCGTTAAGTACAACCGATTGGAGCGCGTTTAATGCAAAGGCTTCTTATACACCGAGAGTTCAAAGCGTAACGAGTGCGGCAACGGTTACACCTGTAAACACGAATGACTTAGTTAAAATTACAGCACAAGCGGCGGCACTTGCTTTAGCTAATCCGACAGGAACATGGGACGAGGGGCAACCGTTAATGATTAGAATAAAAGACAACGGAACAGCAAGGGCAATTACCTACGATACAAATTACCGAGCGATAGGGGTGACACTACCCACGACAACCGTAATAAGCAAAACAACTTATTTAGGTTTAATTTATAATTCAACAGATACGAAGTGGGACGTTATCGGAGTAACAACACAAGCTTAAAATGAGTTACTATCCTTTGATTTCTATAATGCCAAAAGCTGCGGGGTTTGACCCAGACGCTCAAGCATTTATAACAGCGGCTGCAATTACTAACCCT